ATTATGGTGGTGAAGGAGATGCTTTTCCTAATCCTAAAAAGTATAAAGACTACTTCTCGAGGGCAGGAGCNGGAGCTGGAGCTGGAGGAAGCGGTTTACAAGAAAGCATAGAGGTTGGTTTTGATAATATGTTTGATCATCTTAAGTACATTGGCCCTATGAAGGCTAATTCTGATGATATAGTCTATAGATTAACAGAAATCAAAACACAAGCACTCTTACCTATGTTAGATTGTGTATGTGGTGTAGAAGATAAGAAAATAGAAAAGACAGCTAAAAAATTGAGCGAGTCTCTATCCACAGTTTTATATAGGGGATCTGGCAAGAACTTTAATCCGGGTAAGTCCTTTGTACCTATGGATGCAGAGAGTCCTGGGCTGCAGTGGTGGGCCTCAAATGAATCATATGCTTCGCATTATGGTAATGTTGAGAAGAAGGGCTTCAACTTAGATAAATCTAAGATGTTTGATATATCTAGCATCTCTGAAGGTATAGAGCAAGGGTTCGGAGATTTGTTGAACCCTAGCAAGCATAAGAATATAGAAGGGTTGAATCATACGAAGAAGTCAGCTGAATTATTTCAAAAGTTATTAAAGATTGATGCCAAGCGTGAAGATGGTAAATTACATAACTCTCAAAGGGGCCAAAATCTGTTTTATGGAGAGGGTGGCGAGCTAGCTGTCGAGTATCTTAGGGGGCTGGGTTATAAAGGTATATCTAATACTGGCATGGAATCAGGAGAAGAGACCTTCGCATTTTTTCCTAAGGAAGCGAAGGATGATAAAGGCAGCCTTAAAACTCATGATGAGAAGCTGCTAACATACCTTAAGACTACCACCATTGACACTACTGGTGGATCAGCCTTAGAAGAAAAAGAGAACGAGAAAGAGCGCACGGCAGAGAGGCGACACAAAGAAATGCTCTCTGCCATGATGGGAGGTAGTGGTTCGTTTGTGGGGCCTGTTAGACCAGGGGAGGGTAACATACAAGGTGGAAACCCTCTAGGTGGAGTAGATGTGGCAGGCCTTGCAGAGCTGGGACTGTATGGTTACGGTGGTAAAAAACTATACGACGCCGGTAAGGGAATTTTAAAACCCAAGCCAACCACGGCTGGACCTAAACCCAAGCCAACCACGGCTGGACCTAAGCCAAAGCCAACCGCCCTTAAAAAGCCTGGATGGATTAAACAAGCCATTAAGAAATTCTTAAAGGGGTTATCACCGACAGAATTGAAGAAGTATGTTAAAATAGCCAAAGCGGGTAAAAATATTAGCAAGTTAAAAGCTTTATTTGCAACAGGTGGTCCTTTGGGGTGGATTGCACTCGTAGCGGTTTTTGTTGCGGAAGAAGTATTGTTTGGCTACTTTTTCGAAGCTATTGATGAAGTTATTAATGAGAAAGAGAAAGATGCTAAAGTATTAGCATCTAAAGTTAGTACAGCTAGCCAAGAGTTAGCAATTAAGGATATGGAAGCTAGTGATAAATTACTACTCCCTATAACTGAAACCAAAGGCGAGGCATTTGCTAACTTCTACAAGAAATCTAGATTGGATAATGGTTTAGATTTGCTTCCAAGCCAAATGGATAACGATGAAGCAATGACACATTACCAGAAGATGTATAGGGAAGCTGATGCATCCGGTGATAATAAGAAGAAAAGATATGCGATGAAAATGATGCAGCACATCACAGGTGCGAACGCTTCTGGCTCGAACGTTAAATTCGGTAAAACATTCAAACATCAAACAGGGTTTAATAAATACGGAGATCGCAAATTCTCAGAGGGTGATAGAGGCCTCAATAGAACGGAAAGTAATATGGTAGATCATGGTGGTTTAGTTCTCTTAGCTGAACAAACATTCGGGCCCGAGGTACTATCGGAACTAGTACCTGCTACAGAGGACTCCATGATTAGTATTGATGGCCGAAATTATAATCTACAGGCGATAGGCATTGGAAAAGAAATTCTTAAGAGAAATGCCCTTAAGGCGCTGGAACCGCAGGGAGCTAATGTATTAGATGATCTTCAAAAGAATATAAAAGGAAATGATTCTAGGATAGAATCGAAAGATGGTGTAACTAATATCTTAAATGATAATTCAGTTAATAAACAGGATACTAATATAATGCAACCAGCAGTCTTAAATCCTGATATGGAAGTAAGATCACTGATTGCAAACGAGTATTAAGAGCTAGCTAACTTTTCGAAGTAACTCATGGCATCATCACTCTCGGTAGCTTTCGCTTCGGGAGCTCCTGCTGCTTTGAATGCTGGTTTAAATGATGTAGCATCATCTTCGATAGTCTCTTGCATCTTCATCTTACCAGATAGAACTGTATCTAATCGCTTCTTAAGATCATCATAAGATTTAAAGTTCTTGTCGGCAACAAAATCTGCTAAGGAGTATTGCTTCTTCCAAAGAGCTTCTAATTGCTCATCATCACCTTCGATTGCACTTTCCGTATCGAACTCGGACTTATCATAGTTCCAATAGCCTTCTACCTTACGAATCTTCAACTTAAAGTTTGCCCCTTTCCAAAAGTCAAATGGATTAATTGGACTCTCATCTTCAAATTGTGGTTGCATAGCTTCCATAACCTTATCAAAGATCTTCTTACCAAATCTGTATAAGAATACCTTTCCGTTGTTCTCGGGATGATTAGGATCTGACACTACAAGGATGTTAGCGTAGTATTGTAACTTACGTTTTTGTGTCCTTGCGATATTCTTATCCGACTCAATACCTGAATTCCAAAGGGAAGTATTATACTCAGATACAGGATCATCTTTACCAATGGTTGTTAATGAATTTTCAATATACCATTGACCGGTTGGGCCCTTAAAGGCATGATTCCAGAGTTTAACCCATGGAAGATCTTCTCCTTCGGGTGCTGGAAGAAATCTAATAACAGAGAATCCATTGCCAGATTTATCAACTTCAGGCTTCCAAAGTCTATCATCTCCATATGTCTCTTTCTTAGTTTCTGTCTTTGCTTGTTGTAGCAGTTTGTTAAGGTTGCTATTACCTTTTAACGCTTCTAATGACATCGTATTGTCTCCGTATTGTTATTGTATTATATTATATTATATAGTATATCAAGATATAAATCAACTAAACTGACTAATTAATATCCCTCTATACTTATCACGATCTACCTTGATAAAAACTTTATACTTTTTAATCAAGGTACTTATACTTGGCCAGATGAAATCATCTTCCATTTTCTTATCAAACTCCTTTGTAAACCCTACAAGGTTGTCTAATATAACTAATGTCTCTAATGAAATAGCACTAGCCAAATATCTCTTTAAGATGATAGGATGATTATTATCAGCTATATCAAACAGCTTATTAAAATCTCCTCCATCTAGTTCATTTTTAAAGATGTATGAAAGGGAATCCCTCCTCTTCATCCAATCAATGTAATTCTCTTCGTTGTAATCACCAATCCATTTATCAGGGTCTTTAATCATATTAGCGATGAAATAGTCTTTAATATCTCCCCCATACTTCCTCGAGGCTTTACTAAAGAACCCCCTATCTCTTCTCTTCATAAATGAATTCTGTGTTACGTTTGTTTTACCGTTATATTTAATATAGTCATAAGAAGGCTGGTTGAAGTGATTCTTCAACGCTATGTATATCTTATAAGCATGAAATGCATCCATATTAAATAGGAAGGGTTGCTTGCCTAGCTACGATGTTTAGTTCCATCGCATTAGACTCAAGTTTCTCCTTAAGGGGCTTGGATATAAGATGTACTACATCCAACACGTCAAGCTCGTTACGTTCACAATATTCAACAATAGCGTCGATATAATTAACCTTATCCTTCACTACTATTCTTTCGATGTCAAGGGCGAACCCTTCTTCTGTTGCTAAGTTTTCTTCAATCATAGTTATATTATATAATAAAACAAGCTAGAAGTCAACTTTTATAAATAGTATTAATAATATATTGGAATTATAACTATGGGAAAACCAAGACGGATAGCTGATCTGCTAGCAGATACGGGCGACGTAAAAAGCGAACACCTAGGTAATGTATCTGGTCATACACCTGAAGGAACAGCAGTTAAATCCACTGGTGAAACAGGTGGAACCAAGTTCTTGAGGGAAGATGGTGATAATACTTCATCATGGCAAACTATATCAATACCATCATTAGACTCCCCTAGCATAACAGGTACTTTATTTGTAGATGATGGTAGTACTGTATCACACACTATTAGTAACTGGAGTGACGATGTATCTTACACAATCACTCCAACTAACTGTACTGTTGGAGCTATAAACTCTTCTGGTGTAT